GAAGTCAAAGCACGCAAGAATGGAGGTGGCTTCGCCCTGATTGAACGCTGGCTTGAGGGCAATGACATGCTCATCGTTAAATCAGATCGTAGAGAACCTCTCGTAGTGTTGCCGTGGAATGTCTACGGCCAATTAATCACGGGAGAATAGGATGAAATCTCACGATCAAATCGTTATACAGAATAAAGCCCTAAGCCTTAGCCTTGTGCTGGAGATTGTGAAAGAGAAAATCTTCGAACATCAACAGGGAAAAGAAGAGATCGATCAGTCCTTGGTGGACGCATTGTATTGGATTGAGCGTGGATTGAATACAGATGGGGATTATTCTATAAGGGTGTATCCAGATCCACAAAATTAGTTGTGAAGTGGTATCTAATTTTAACTAAAAAATATGAAAGCACTTTCCAACTATGCAAACGCCCGAAGACTTCGATGTCGAGCAAGCACTGCTGTCTGCTTGTATGCAGCGCAGCAGTGCTATCAGCGACTGCGTTGACAAGGGGGTCGAGGTTGAAACCTTTTGGACCCCTACAAATCAAAAACTGTGGTTAGCGATGCAGGATGCTATCGTAGCTGCCCCTGCTGGCACAGACTCTATCGATCCCATGCAACTGCTGCGCTACGCTACCCCTCGCGCTCCTGAAATCAGTCTGGTGGACCTTACCAAACTATTTACTCTGATGGGCACCTCGCACAACGTGGCGTGGCACGCACAGACGCTATTAGAGCTACAGCAACGCCGCAGACTCGCAGAGATGGGCAGGTCATTATCAAATCGCGCTGTGGACATGAGCGACGATCCTGACGATACCATCTTTGACTTAGAAGAGCAGTTGCTGCGCAACACACGGTCTGATGAGTCAGGGCTAATTGCCCTAAATAAGGCGATTGACCAGACCGAACTTTGGGCACGCCAGAATAGTGGGTTGGGACTGTTGGGCCTGTCTACTGGTTTTGACAAGCTGGATCAAATTACTAATGGGTTGCAGCCAGGCCAGGTGATGATACTCGCAGCACGCCCATCGAAGGGCAAGTCTGCGCTTGCTTGGCAGATCGCATCACACATCGCCTACGCTGGACCTGTAGCGTACTTCAGCCTGGAGATGGATGCACGTAGTCTGGTACTGCGTGCGCTGTGCCAAGAAACCGCAATCCCAATCTCGGATCTTGCACGCAACAACATACCACCCCAAGCACAGGAGTCATATGATGCTGCTGTGGCGAATCTGCGCACGCAGCAGCTGCACGTAGATGAGCGAGGCAGCGTGACGATGCACGCACTCAAGAGTCGCAGTAAACGACTGCATCGTAAAGAGCCTCTCAGACTGATCGTGGTGGACTACCTACAGCTGATGACTGCTAAGCAGGCCACCACCAGAGAGCAAGAGGTGTCGCAGATCAGTCGTTCCATCAAAGCACTGGCGATGGATCTCGGTGTGCCCATACTCGCTGTAGCTCAGCTGAATAGATCGATTGAGATGCGCACGGGCGAACAGTCGCGCCCCACCCTATCAGACCTTAGAGACTCAGGACAGATCGAACAGGACGCAGACATAGTGGGGATGGTGTGGTGGGGGTGGGAACACTGCGCAGACCTACCACCTAATGACTGTGAACTCATCGTGCGCAAAAATAGGAATGGCCCATTGGGCACAATGATCATCGATTGGAAACCCGAACAGGTGAAATTTGTTGAAAGAAAAGCATCATAGAGAAACAAAACATATACCCGTGCCCGTAGTGCCTGCGGCAGCACAACGCGAACTGATACGACGATGGCAACAGGAGCAGGATATTGCAGCACGCGACCAGCTGGTGCGGATGACGATGGCACTGGTCACAAAGATGATCGGTGAACGCGATTGGATGCTTACAGATTATGATGATGCGTATCAGAATGCGAGTATTGAATTACTGACTGCGATCGACCGATTCGACCTGTCACAGCCGTGGAATTTTGTGACCTATGCGCGGCACTGGATACTGAAGAGTTTTTATGACACTGCCGCCACACGCGACAGTGAACCATCTCATGTAGCCGCTCGGCGCAACGCAATAAGACGCATCGAAAAGGATGCACTGGCAGCAGGCCAAACCGAAGAGCGTGCGGCTCAGACTGCCTACGCAGCGAAGACGCAACATGAAAAGCACAGACTCAATAAAAAGGTGCCCCTCGCAGACGTAGCAGAGATAGAATTATCGATAAGCCAACCTGCCCCAAGCATCGATGTCGCAGCGATGATGAGCGCAATCACAAACAAAAGGCATGACACGATCTTGCGATTCAACCTGGGCCTGTTAGGCAATAGACCGTGGAAAATGGCTTATATCGGCAGAGTGATGGGCTTGAGTCGAGAGCGCATCAGGCAGTTACGTGAAATAGGACTAGAAGAGATTCGGCGTAGTGTGTCGAGATAGTGGCAGTGGGGAGACTGCGCTATTTACGCTACGCCTGGGGTGGGCAGTTCTGGGGAGTGCTGCCCACCCCCTTGATTACAAATAAAACGAGGCAGTATGATCAACGTAATCCTGAGCCAGGATCAACTAAGGGGCGCTCTATATCATGCGCAGTTGAACTGCGGCCAGGGCATTGGTGGAATGAAATCTCAGATCCATGCGCCACCTCAACGCAGGCAGCGCATGGGGGTAGATCAGGCTACGGGACAGGTTGCGATGTGTGCCGTAGCAAAATACCTACACGGTGATGCAGATAAATATTTTACGACCCGATTTTTTAGGAACCTGGACCCGAATATATCAGATGGTGGATACGACCTGGGCTGTGCCAACATCGACGTAAAAGGTGGGTTCATGCGGTGGTCTACTGATCCGCAAGACTACAGCCTGTTAGTGCGACCACGGGAAGTACATGACGATTGGGTATACATCCACTGCCTGATCCATCACGCAAACGAAGCTCCGAAAACGTGGGTTAATACACCCCCCACGATCTATATCACAGGTTGGGCTGCATCAGAGGACCTGCCTAAGACTCCCATTGCAGATGGTCCTTTGCAAGGTGCGTTAGAAATCCCTGTTCCGAAACTAAACCCTCTCCCACCCATCCGATACGATTGGTTTAAACATGGATTTGCGAGAGAGGATAGTTGAGCATTTGGCTGAACACACAAAAGAGAACCAGGTAATATTTTTTGATCCACCAGAACTGGATGAGGCGCTCATAGGCATCGCGCTGCGGATTGGATTGTCGGTGCCAGCATACGACTACGACAAGCTCATAGAAGTCCACCAGCGCATCAATAATTGGAGTTACGAGGACGCAATCGAATGGATCGAATACAACACAATGGGCAGCTATGTGGGCAACGACACGCCAGTGGTTGTGTGGAGACCACGTTAGCGGACCTGGATCAGCTGCAGCAATGGCGCTGCAAAGAGTATAGAGTCGCTCGGTATCCGCAGGTTGAGCCTGGCGAGGATCGCTGGACCTGCACCTGCAAGGGGTATCGTTTCCGCAGCAGGGCGCGACTAAACTATCACTGCAAACACATACGGGAGTTGAGAGAGTGGTTGATAAAACAGATATAGCACCGATCTCGGAAAATTATAAGCTGTGCTGTGTCAACGCACGGCAAGTGGGCTGGTACATGGGCGAAAGCGTGACCGTCTATTCCCTGGGCAAAGGCAAGGCTAAGCGCTATAGCTTTCGATTGGAAAATGATCCCCGTGAAGTATCTGAGTATATGAAAGTGGAAAGGTGGTTCAAATGACAACGCTATTAAAAATTCAAGAGGTAGCGGATAAACTGTCTATATCAGAAAATCAAGTATATGTATTAAAAACTACAGGAAAATTGCCTTTTATTAAGATTGGACGTTCGCTTCGCTTCGATGAAGAGGATATTACAGACTTTATTCGAAAGAGAAAACGCACGATAGATTGAAGATGTGCTGTGTCAGTATTGTGTCAATCGGCCTAAAACCAAAAAAACAACCACCTACGAATGAACGTAAGTGGTTGTTTTTAATGGTGAGCCCACTGGGAATCGAACCCAGGACCTACGGATTAAAAGTCCGCGTCCACTGAATATAGATGAATGATATAAAACAATAACTTACGCCATTACTAATTGCGTTGCAGCAACTTAGTCTTTACCTTTGAACTACACTGAGCCACACTGAGCCACACAGAATCGCATGGGCGCTGTGTCACTATTGTGTCAAAGGAGGGGATTTATGGCAGCGAAGAAATACCGTGAAGGGGCTGTAAGCTACTTCAAAAAAGGCAACTACTGGCACGCCTATTGGACAGACCAAAATACAGGGGAACGTGGGCAGCGGAGTCTAAAATGCACAACCCAAAGAATGGCACGCGAAGAAGCTAAAAAGATTAGCGATGCCTTAGATGGTAACACGCTGCAGAAGTTGGACACTGTACGGGACAACAACCGAATCACTTTTGGCGAAGCAGCTGAGCGCTACCTGGAAGAAGCTGATTTAGCTGAGAAGAGTTTGAAGGAAGATCGCACTAGGCTGGATATGGTGCGGTTAGATTGGGGATCCGTGCCGATCAGCAGTATCGATGCAGGTCAGATAGACTCCTGGCTGGCAAAGAAGAGGCGCAGCAGGGGCTGGAGCAGAAGCACTCGCAATCGCTATTTGAGCGCCATTAAGCAGGTCTTTAAGAAGGCTCATGCGTTAAACTATACAGCTGAGAATGCAGCAGTGTCTCTCAAAGCGCTTAAAGAAGAGGAAAACATCCCTGAGCCTCTGACTGATGCGGTGATGGAAGCGTTGGTGCAGGTGCTGCCTGACTATGCTAAATACTATGTTGCCATCCTGGTGGACACAGGACTGCGCAAAAGTGAGCTTGCTCGGATTCGCTGGAGAGATGTTGATACGACCAACAAGCAGCTGATCATTGGCAAGAGCAAGGCCAAGACATTCAGGGTCATTCCCATGACGCAGCGCCTAGCTGCCCTCTTCGACTCCCTGCGCCCAGGACGCAGTTGGGCACAGACGCAGAGTGGACACAGCAACCACACCATTGAATGGCCTGATGACAGTGATCCTGAAGCGCTGGTGATAGGCAATATGGATCTAAAGAAGACGCTCTATGCTGCGAGTAAGAAGATCGGTGTGACGAACATCCACCCACATCAGTTTCGCCATACCTTTGCTACGCGCCTGATGCAGCGAGGGGTAGCGATGGAGCATATTAAAGCATTGGGTGGGTGGAGGAGTGATTCGATGGCAAAGCGCTATGCCAGGGTCAATCCAGTTGAGTTGCATGAGCAGATACAGATGCTGGATGAACTACCTGGCTATAAGGCAGGGGATAAGGATTAACTCACCCCCTGCCCTACTATTCCTGCCCCCCCCCCGGAACAAAAATACCACTCCCCATCTACCTCAGTTTCACCCCCTTCTTCCTCAGAACCATTAGTAGACAACTCTTCCAGCACCATCAGTGCACCCTGTTGACGTTGCGCTAATGCTGTGAGTTCCTGCATCGTCGCTTGCGCTTGCTGGATGCGCGACAACGTATCTTGCTGATTCTTTCTGAGATCCGCAATCTTATCTTGCACTGTGCCCACCACCATGTTGTCTCCTACTCTAAATGGTTAGTAAAGAATTGTCGCACGGCATTTATTGCCGCAGCCATCCCTGCAACGACATAAGGGACTACATCTGGCGCAGTAAACGCTTGGGGCATGTAGCCCATGTCGCTAATGACGCTATACGCGATTGCTCCTACTCCACCGACAGCCGCACCTTTGCCAGTTTTAGCAATCTCTGTTCTACCAATTCCAATTTTAACATGCTTTAATAATAGATCTTTCATAGTAACCTCAGTGTAGTGGACGCATTGCGAATGCAAGGACTGATCCTATGCAAACTTGCAATAC